AACATCTACCTGCGCGAAGGCAACCGGGTGACGCTGGCGGAGTCGCACCCGGCCTACGACCTGTGCAAGTACGAGCCCAACAGCTACCAGACGGCTATGGAGTTTTGGGAGCGGCTGTACAGCTCGGCCCTCATGTACGGCGTGGGCTATGCCATGATCACGCGCGACAACAGCGGCCGCCCTGTCGCCCTCGACCTGCTCGACTACTACGACGTGGAGCCGAAGCTGGTGGGTAACGAGAAGGTGTACAGCGTCCGCGATGTCGGCGTGGTCCGGCCGGAGAACATGCTGGAGCTGGCGAACATCATGCGCATGTCGCCGCTGCGCCTGCACCGGGAAAACCTGGGGCTGACGAAGGCCGCGCAGGATTTCGGGGCGGAGTACTTCGGCAACGGCGGACAGGCCACCGGCATCCTCAAGCCGAAGAACCCACTGAAGCCGGAGCAGGTGGACACGCTGCGCAAGTCGTGGAAGCACGGTGGCCCTGGCGTCAAGTTCCTCGGCGTGGACATGGACTACCAAAGCATCCAGCTACAGCCGGAGGAGGCGCAGTTCATCGAGACCCGCAAGTTCCAGGCGGAGGAGATTTGCCGCATTTTCAGCGTGCCACCCGACCTCGTGCAGGTCCCAGGACAGTCGACCTTCAACAACGTCGAGCAGCAGCACATCCAGTTTGCCCGCCACACGATTCAGCCGTGGGCCGTCCGCCTGCAGCAGGAGGTGGACCGCAAGCTCATCGCGAGCTTCGACCGGCCCCAGGTGTACAGCCGCCACGACATGACCGACCTGTACCGCGGCGACATGGCCGCCCGTGCCAATTTCTACACGCAGATGCTGCAGGCCGGGGTGCTGTCCATCAACGAGGCCCGCGCCAAGGAGGACCTGAACCCCGTCGCAGGCGGCGACATCCACACCGTCCAGGTCAACCAAATTGCCCTGTCGGAGTTCGGTGCATATTCGCAAAAAATAGCAAATGAAAACTCAGGAAGCATTTGAGCAGGAGGTCCGCGCCCAGTATGGGGAGGCGGTAGAACTGCGCGTCTCCGAGGTCCGTGCGGCCTCCGATGACACCCTAACCGTCAGCGGCTACGCTGCCATGTTTGACGACATCACCGACCTCGGATACTTCAAGGAGCGCATCGCCCGCGGAGCGTTTGACGGGGTAATGGAGGACGACGTCCGGCTGCTCATCAACCACGCCGGCGTCCCGCTGGCACGGACGACTAACGGCACCCTCGACCTCGAGGTGGACGAGACCGGCCTGCGCTACACGGCACGCCTGGCGGACACCACCGAAGGGCGCGACCTGTACAAGCTCATCAAGCGCGGCGACATCTCGCAGTCCAGCTTTGCCTTCACGATTGCAGACGAGGACTACGACCGCAAAGCCAACCTGCGCACGATTACCAAGATGGGCAGCCTGCTCGACGTCAGCCCGGTGACTTACCCAGCTTACCCCACTACCACGGTGGCGGCACGCATGAAGGCGGCTCAGCCCGATCCAGCCGACGAGGTGGCCGAGGAAATTGTGGAGGCTATTGAGGAGACCCCGGCGGTAGCTCCGGAACCCGTAAAAGTGGAACGCAGTACATTCGCACAAACTAAACCCCAGACCATGAACTTGAATGAACTCAAGGCGCTCCGCGCCAAGCACTACGAGGAGCACGTTGCCCTCGTGGAGAACCCCGAGAAAGAAGGCCGCACCATGACTGAAGCTGAAGAGCAGCGGGCTGCATGGTTGGTTGGCGAGGTTGAATCTTTGGACAAGCGCATCAAGCACCGCGCGGACCACGAGAACATGGTCGCCCGCGTAGCTTACAGCGGCACGGCATCGACCACCGAAAAGCGCGAAATCGAGCGCGTCAACGGTCACTTCAGCCTGTCGCGCGCTATCATGTCTGCAGCTAACGGCCGCAGCTTGGAGGGTGCAGAGGCAGAGTGGGCACAGGAGGCACAGCGTGAGATGCGGGCCCAGGGCTTGCAGGTTCTCGGCCAGGTGGCCATCCCGACCAAAGCTCTCCTCCGCGCATCTGCCGACAACTTCACGGCCGGCGCTTACGGAGCTACCACCGACGGAGCGGCATTTGTTCCTGTGAACGTGGGCGGAGCTATCGAAGCACTGCGCGCACCGTCTGTCATCGAGCAGTTGGGCACGACCACGCTGAGCAACCTCACCGGAAATGTGAAGTTCCCGCGCGTGTCTGTGAAGGCAGCAGGAACGGCTGAGGGCGAAGTTGACGCGAATGCGGCATCGGGCCTTGAGATGGACGAGTTGACGCTGAGCCCGCAGCGGGTTTCTGCGAAGACCACCTACTCCAAGCAGCTCCTGCTCCAGGGCGGCGCAGCAGTGGACCTGGTCATCGCGCAGGAATTGCAGAACGCGATGAACGCATTCATCGACACCAAAGCGTTCGACACGCTCGACGGCGCAACCATCGACAACCAGTCCACGGACGGCTCGACGACCCTCACCGCTGCCATCGCAGTGGCTATGGAATCGGCGGTACTTGCAGCAGGTGGAAACCTCGCAGCTGCACGGTACGTCATGTCTCCGACTGCTTACAAGTTCGCAAAGAACCTGGCGCAGGTAAGTTCTGTCTCTGCTCTGTACGACCTCGCCAGCAACACCTTCAACGGTTACCCGGCAGTGGCTACGCCGTACCTGGTGGACGCCAGCTCGGGAGTTGGACAGATGCTCTTCGGTAACTTCCAGCAGGGCTGCATCCTCGCCTACTTCGGAGGTATCGACCTGCTGGTTGACCCGTACAGCGCTGCCGGCAACGCGCAGATCGTCCTGCACGTCAACCGCTTCTTCGATTTCGACGTTCGCCAGGCTGGCGCTCTCTCGAAAATCATTGACATCAACGCTGCCTAATTAGGCAACGACCACACAGGCGAAGGCCCGGGGCACTCCCCCGGGCTTTCGTACTTTCGGGCCATGGTTACCACCGTCAAGGTCACGGGCACCCCGGTGCTCAACGACATCATCACCGTCGCAGACCTCAAGACCTTCTGCCGCGTAGACAGCGCCGACGAGGATACGCTGATGGACGCGCTGCGCCAGGCAGCTATCACCTGGTGCGAGGAGTATTGCAGCATCCGCCTCGGCGACGTCGCAGCCATAGCCTACGCCGACGCGTGGGCGCCGCTCGGCATCACCGTCGGTCCGGTGCAGAGCATCACCTCCATCACCTACCTGTCGACGGCCAACACGACGCAGACGCTCGGGGCGAGCTACTACTACAGCGACCTGAATAGCCAAATCGCCCGCATCCGTTTCGTCAGCCCGCCGGACCTGTACGACGACGCGCTCAACCGGGTGCAGGTCAACTGCGTCATCGGCTACCCCGAGGCGTCCGTGCCAAAGCCTATCCTGCAGGCCATCCGTATCCTCGTGGGACACTTCTACGAGAACCGCCAGCAGGTGGTCACGGGCACCATCGCCACCGCCGTACCCTTTGCGGTGGAGGCCCTGCTCTCACCCTACCGTCTGCTGCACCCATGAGGATAGGAACGCTTGACCGCCGCGTAGAAATCCAAAGCCTGACCACGGTGAAGGATGACTGGAACTACGACGTGACGACGTGGGGCACGCTGGCGGAGGTGTGGGCGTCGCGCCGCGATCGCAGCAGCGGCGAAGTCACCGAGGTCATGAAGACGGTGCAGCTCAACCGCACCGAGTGGACGGTCCGCTACCGCTCCGACGTGGACACCACCATGCGCATCATGCATGACAGCGTATACTACTACATCGTGGGCGTGGTGCAGATAGGCCGCAAAGAAGGGCTGCTGCTCATCACCGAACTGCGCGACTGATGGACATCAGGCCCAAGTCCAAGGTCATTAAATCGCAGCTCGGCAGCTTCGGCTTTGACGGGCGCCAACTGAAGGCCATCGAGGACGAGCTGATGAGCATGCCGCTGCGCTACCGCGCCAAGGCACTTATCGGTCCTATGAAGACCGCGCTCGGCGTCACCAAACGCCAGGCACAGACGAACGCTATGGCCAGCGCCCGGACGGGCAACCTTGCCAAAGCTATACAGGTGGTCGAAGGCAAGGACAAGCGCTACACCTACGTGGTCCTGCGCGTCAACCCGAAAACCAGCTACTACCTCCCGGCTCCTGCGTGGATGGACCGCGGCATGCCACAGCTGCAGCGTCCTATCAAGTACGCCCACCTCGTGGCCGGAGGCACAAAGCCAGGGCTGCGCATCAACCGCGAGCTACAGGACGGACGCCGCAAACACTTCACCGTACGCAACGAGGAAAGCGGCAAGGTGCACCGGCTGTCGCAGTGGCTGACCCCGAAGAAGCCAGGCATCCAGCACCCAGGCACCGAGGCCAACAACTTCATCGAGGACGCTTGGACCCTCACGCAGGACCAGGCGGAGGCCAAGTTCCGCGACATCGCCATCGACCGCATACTCAAGTTCAAAAACAGGCAAGGCTTCACATGATCAACCACATCATCGACATCCTGAAGGCCGACGCCGCCGTGACGGCTGTCACCACCGCCGACCGCATCTTCCCGCTCGCGCGCCTGCAAGGCAGCGCCGTGCCTGCTATTGTGGTGCAGCTGACCAACACCACGCCCGTAGACACGCACGACGCCCTCGCCACGGTAGATGAGCACCTCGTGCAGGTGACTGCCATAGGCACCACGCCGAAGCAGTGCTACGACCTGGGCGAGGTGGTGCGCCTGTCGCTTGACGGCTACCTCGGCGGCGACATCAGCAGCCTCCGCTTCGCGACGCAGGCCACCGACATCTTCGAGGCGGACGACCTGTTCACCATCACCATGCAGTTCGACGTGCACCTGCAGCGCGGCGAGGTGCAGCTGCCGACCTCTGCGGCCATGGGCTCGGACCTCAACCTGCGCGGAGCACTGTACTACCGCATCCAAGACCTGGCGCTGGTCAACGGCTACAGCTACACCTGCACCGCCGCCGACTACGTGCTCTTTGCTGACTACGCCACCGCCTCCGGCTCGGCTACCTCCACGCTGCGCCTCCCTGCCGTCGCGTCAAACGAAGGGCGCGTCATCCGCGTGAAGACCGGCAAAGGGCTGAGCAACCAGCGCACCCTCATCATACGCGGGAACGTAGCTGACGACGCAGAAATCGACGGGGCCGCTACCGTCACCATGGACCGCGACTACGACGGTATCACGCTCGTGTGCCACCGCACCGAGTGGTACATCGTACAGCGCAAAAGCAAATAATTGACACTCCCTATCTTCACGAAAAATCTGAACCATCATGGCAACTACTGGAAAAGTCCGCTCTAACGCCATCGGCGTGTACATCTCCAACACCGCCCTCCCGGACGCAGGGCTCACCTACGCAGGCCCGACCTTCGGAGACGGCGCTACGGAAGACGACGACTTCGAGCTCATCGCCTGCGCGACTTCCGGCTCCTTCTCCGGATCTATGGAAGTCATCGACGCGACGACCAAAGACAACGACGGCCAGCGCGAAATCCTGACCAGCGCCCTGTCGTGGTCCATGTCCTGCGACGGTCTCATCGAGTACGGCAGCGTCAGCGCCGGAGCGAAGAACACGGCCGAGCTGTTCGACATCTGGAAGAACAAGACCAAGGTGCGCATCGCATGGACCACGGGAGTAGACGGAGACGTCATGCTGTGGGGCGACGCCTACATCACCAGCTACGAGGAGACCGCCGGCCTGAACGAGGTTGCCACCTTCGCGGTGCAGTTCGAGGGCGACGGCTCTATCACGAAGTCCACGATTGACGACACCAACGTAGCATTCACTACGAACAACGACTAACTCGCTGTAAATTCGGAGCATGAATAACACGCTCCGCGGACAATTCGACGTGAAGCTCGGGGGCGACCTCGAGCTTCCGTGCTTCCTGAACCTCCACGCCGTGAACCTCGTCTGCGAGGAGCACGACCTGTCGCTCACCACGTTTCAGGAGGCGCTGGCTGAGAAGCCCCTGAAGTTCCTGCCGCTCTTTATCTGGGCCGGGGTGCGGACGGCTGCCGTCCTGAACGACAGCGAGCCGCCTATCACCTTCGAGAAGTTCAGCGTGCTGTTTGGCTCTACCGACTGGTCAGAAATCACCGAGAAGGTGGGACTAGCTATGGCACTTGACGCGCCAAAAAAAGCGACGGCTCGGGGCCCACGGAAGAGCTAACGCTTCGAGCCCTGTACGTCGAAGCTCTGCGCCGCGGCCTCAAGCCGCCCGACTTCTGGTGTAGTACCTTCGGGGAGGTGATGGTCATGCTACGCACATACGAGCACAGCGACGAGCTGGCGTGGATGCGGACCTCGGCGATGATGGCGATGCAGGCCAACATCCACCGCGGAAAGAATTCACGGGCGTATGAGTGGAACGACTTCAACCCGTACGCTTCGCAGCGTCGCAGGGCCACGCCACCCCCGAAGATTACCCCCAAGATGGCCGACCTGTTCGGCCGCATGGGAAAAACTATGAAGCATGGCCAAGAGAAACGCGGTACTTAATATCATATTTGGCGCCGACACCAAGGAGCTGGACAAAGCTCTGCAGGGTGTAGCGAAGCGCCTGCGCAGCACGGCCGACGACCTCAACGGTCTGGGCCAGTCGCTGTCGCTCGGCCTCACCGCGCCGATTGTGGCGTTCGGGGCGCTGGCCACCAAGAACGCTGTCGACAGCGCCAAAGCTATCGCGCAGGTGGAGGCGGCGGTGGAATCTACGGGCATGGCCGCAGGCCGCAGCGTGGCACAGCTGGAGGAGTTGGCTGGCGGATTGCAGCGCATCAGCTTGTACGACGACGACCAAATCCTCAAGGAGGTCACGGCCAACCTGCTCACCTTCACAAAGGTCACCGGCACGAACTTCGACAAGGCGCAGGTAGCTATACTCAACCTGTCGACCCGCCTGGGCACGGACCTGACGAGCGCGTCGGTGCAGGTGGGTAAAGCACTCAACGACCCTATTAAAGGCGTGACGGCCCTCGGTCGCGCCGGGGTGCAGTTCACCGCACAGCAGAAGGAACTCATCACCACGCTCACGGAAAGCGGCGACGTAGCCGGAGCGCAGTCAATTATCCTTGCTGAGCTGGAGACCCAGTTTGGAGGAGCAGCGGAGGCAGCGGCCAACGTCGACCCCTACACGCAGCTGGCCAACGAGATAGGCAACCTGTCGGAGGACTTCGGCGCCATCATCAACGATGCCATCAAGCCGCTCGTGCGTTTCGTGCGTGAAGCGGTGGACGCTATCAAAAGCTGGAGCGACGAGACAAAGGCAACGGTGCTCGTTGTCGGTGGTCTGCTCGCTGTCCTCGGCCCCACCCTCATCGCGGTGGCTGGCCTCATCAACGCCTACACCACTATCAAGGGCGCCCTGCTGACGGCTAAGACCGCTCAGCTTGGATTTAACCTGTCCATTCTCGCCAACCCGTACGTGGCTGCAGCAGCAGCTGTCGGCGTGCTGGTGGCGGCCATGGTGCTGTACAAGACGGAGACCGACAACGCGCGCAAGGCGAAACAGGATTTCGACAACGTCGTCGCAGGGAAGTCGGGCCGCTCCGTCATGGACGAGGCCGCCAAGGAGTTGAGCCGCTTAAACGGTGAACTGCAGAACGCTCGCACCAAATACGACAACCTCAAGCGCGCCGCCGAGTCGCAGGGTGCCAACGTCACTGAGCGCACCGCGCGGCAGATCGTGGAGACGAGCAAGCTGGTCACCGAGCTGGAGCGCCAGCAGTTGGCTGCACAGAAGGTGTACCAAACGGCCAGCAAACAGGAGCAGCAGCGCATCCAGGACACAAAGACGCTGCAGTCAAATACCGAGGCGCAGGACGAGAACACCGTCGCAGTCACCAACAACGTGACCGCACGCGACACCGCATACGAGACCTTCCGCCGCAACACGGCTGCCTACATGGCCGAGCAGCAGGCGCTGGAGGACCTGAACGCGGAGATGAACAACACCGCCCTGACGCTCGCCGACCTGGGCGAAGGGCCGTCGGTGGCGGAGGCTATCCTGGGCAAAGGGCCCGAAGCTCCTGCGCCTATGAACCTGATGGACCTCGAGCTGCCCGACGAGTCTGTCACCGAAGAGGCCATCGAAGGAGCGGACGCCTACGTCGCAGCCTTCAACCGGGCACGCGACGCAGCGGCAGAGTTCAACAGCGCCGTAGCGCAGGCCGTGGAGCAGGCAGCCGAAAGCATGGCCTACAACTTCGGGGAGATGCTCGGCACGGCCATGGCTACAGGCGACGGCATGCAGGGCCTCGGGCGCATGGTGCTCGGCACCCTCGCCGACCTCGCCGTGCAGGTGGGTAAAATTGCCATCGGCGTAGGTATCTCCGTCGAAGGCATCAAGAAGGCGCTGCAGTCGCTGAACCCAGTCCTCGCCATTGCCGCAGGTATCGCCCTCGTGGCGCTCGGCTCCTATGCCCGCACCCGCCTGAGCGAAAGCGCCGGCGGTGGGGTGCCTGCCTTTGCGCAGGGCGGCCTCGTCACGGGCCCGACGCTCGCCATGGTGGGCGACAACAGGAGCGGAAAGGAGGCCATCATCCCCTTCGAGCGCATGGGCGAGTTCCTGCAGATGGCAGGAGCACAGCAGCAGAACGTCGTCGTGACCGGCCGTATCTCCGGCAACGATATCCTACTCACTAACGACCGGGCCAGCCGCGACCGGTCACGCATCCGCGGATTCTAATGGCATACAACCTCCGACTATACAGCGAGTTCACGGACTACGAAGGCGACACGTGGCGCATCAATATCTACCAGGACAGCTACGGCGGCGCCAGCTCAAGCTTCACGCTCGGCGCCGACGGGTTTGTCCTGTCGTATGAAGGCGACAACCAAAGCCGATACCAGCCTATCATCGGCTCGTCCGTGGAGATACCGTTCACCGAGACGACCGCCGCTCACACCAACTTCCTCAACGCCATCGCCACCTCGGCCGAAGGCGACTTCACGGTGGGCATCTTCCGCGATCCCGACGGAGCGAACACGCTCTACTGGGGTGGCGTCCTGCTCGGCGAGCAGTGCGTGCTGGTGGACGAGGCTATGCCGCGGCGGGTGCAGCTTAAGGCGGCCGATGACCTGGGCAACCTGCAGCAAATCCTATACAACAACGCGGGCGCAGGCTACGGAGGACACGACACCGTGCCGGAGCACCTCATCATCGCCCTGTCGTGGGTGCGCCACAGCCACCTGTGGTCTTCCGACACGGTGATGCTCAAGTACGTGGACGACTTTTTCCCTGCGAACGCGCCCACCGCCAGCAACTACCTGAACCAGGTAACCGTCTACCACAACGGATTCTACAACCCCGACGAGGACGGCGTCAACCAGTTCCTGCCCATCTACACCATCCTCGAAAGTTTCGCTACCACCTTCAATGCCCGCATCTTCCAGGCGAACGGCACGTACTGGTTCCTGCCTATCGGCGCGCACCAGTACGACGACACCATCAACTACTACACGGTCACCAAAGGCGGCACCATCAGCGGCTCGAGCACCAGCCTCGCCACCTCCCTGACCATAGACGGCGACGCTATCAAGCTCCGCGGCTACGAGCACAGCTACCTGCCGCCGCTCAAGTCGGTGGTGCGGACGCAGAACTACAGCGGAAACATCCCGCGCATCTTTGACGGGCTGCACACCAAAGCTGAGTTTGGCACTACGCTCAGCGACGCTGACTTCGACTTCGACGCAGACAGCATCTTCCGCCTCACCGGCACGTTCCGCTGCACGCAGCCAGGCGACAACACGACCACAGGCAACACGCGCCTGCGCCGCTTCCGCCTGCGCTTCACCCTCAAAGTCGGCAACTACTACCTCAAGCGGGTGGCCACCTTCGCAGGAACGGCCTACGACTTCCAGATGGAGGCAGGCGAGGTGCTCACCTACACCCCATTCACATACGGGGCTACCTCGTGGGAACTGACCGCCAGCACCTACGACGTCATCACGCCATACTACGACGTCAACCGCGGGCTGACCGGGGATACCACTATGGTATTGCCGCTTGACTTCCTCACGCCCGAGCTGACGGCCGCCTCCAACGGCATGGACCTGACTCTGGCCATCGCCAACATCAGCTTCAACGGCAGCGCCTCGTCTGTGACTAACGTCAACACCAACTACAACGTGCAGCTGCTCCGCGTAGATCAGGTGGACGAGGACGAAACCAACGGGGACGAGGTGACCTTCACAGCGACCGGCCTGTCGAGCAGCCGCGTAGAATACGAGCAGGCCAAAGTGTACGTCGGCGACGCTATCAGCACCAGCAGCCTCGGCGTCCTGCGCGTGGTCGATGCGCCGGACCTGCCGCTCGCGACGGGGTGGCAGTCGCTCAACTACACCAGCACGGCTATAGGCATTCACCTGCTCGGCGTGCGTGAGGTGCTGGGTGGGCAGCGGGTGCACACAAAGACGCAGCGCGGCACCTTTTACAAGGGGCCAATCGAGATGTACAACCTGCTCAGCGATGGCGGCGACCTGTACCTCCCATTTCAGCTGACCTTCTACGCTAACCGGCGGCAGGTGGAGGTAGAGTCCTTCTTTGTCGCCCGCGACCTGACCGGCATCACGAGCGACGACGGCGGCCGCCGCAACGTCAACCCGCCGGTGGATGGCTACCCTGGCAACCCGGACGGCGGCCTGCTGGCGGCATTCAACACAGCCCTGAACAACGCGTACCAGGTGGGCGGCGACGTGCTCGCTGTGGACGAGCTGGTCACAAAGCT